GGGCTGTTGGTCTCGGTGGGCATTAAAATTGTTGCCGACACGTTGCAGATTATCACCGGTAGCCTGCGCCTGCTTGCCGATTTGATGCGTGGACGGCTGCCTGACTGGAAGGCTTATTTTCCTGATTGGCTGGTGTCGACAATCAGGGAGATTGGTGCAGCCATTGACCAGTTGAGAGAGGGGCTGGAATGGTTAGGGACACGTGGGCGTGAGATTGTCGAGGGGGGCAGGAAACTGGCTCCCCGATCCGGTAGCATGGTTGCCAACCGGCTTTGTTGAGGGTAACAAACAAGCCCTTGATCATGTCACCTCGCAGATTGGCGATACCATATCGGGCTGGTTTGGCGGCGGCAACGAGGGTCAGCTGGCACCCACAATGGCTGGGGGCGGCACGATGCCTTTGCAAGCAGCGATGAAATGGTCAGCCCCGCCGCCGCAAAAGGTTGATGTTGATGTCAACACGGTCAAATCGGAAATCACCGTGCGCTATGACGGGCCACTGCGTGGCCCGAGCCTGATAAATACCACTACCACGGCAAGCGCTGTTTCCGATGGTGGTTTGGCAGTGGGGAGACCGTGATGAACAAGAGGCGTGGAGTGCCGCAGGCACGACGGGGAAAGTAAAAATGGCAATTCCAAGGCCTTTGCCCGGTCTGATGCGTGCCTCGTTTAGGGGGGTGCCTTTCTTTGTGCCGGATGTGAAGAGCGCGGTTGGGCGGCGGGTGGCGGCGCATTACTTCCCTGGCTTGGATAGTGCTGCCTATGACGATATGGGCTTACATTCGGAACGCATCTCGTTTGAGGCGCTCTATGTTGGCGGCGACTACATTCTTCATGGCAAGAGGCTGAAAGCGGCGTTCGAGACGCCGGGGCCGGGGACGCTGATCCATCCGTGGTTTGGGGCGATCAACGTCATTTTGATTGAACCGGCGGAAATCTCCTTCTCAAGTGAAGAACTGCGCGTGGTGCGCATCTCGGTCGAGTTTGAGCGGATGGTGGCGACGGCAAGGTCATCATCAGCCACTGGCCCGGCGCTGATCGGTGCCGGGTTGACCCTGGCGAACGCGGCAATGGGGCTGATTGACGCGGTACAGGGTAAAACATTGTCGCGATTGCGTGTCGATGCCAGCGTCAGGGTTGGTAGTGCCTGGTTTGACCTGTGGCGCGGTGTTGGTGAGGTGCGCCCATTGATACCGGCAACCATGCCGTCAACACCAGCAGGATTGGGCAAGGCATCAAATAGCCTGTCGGGAGGAATAGTTGAACTGGCTTCTGATGTGGCTTCCCTTTCAGCGATTGCCCCAGCTGCAGGAAGCGTCAAGGCGCAGCCTGTCCTGTCTCCTGATAAGGGGCTGGAACTGGTGTTGGATGTTGCAGCGCAAATGACGGCGGGCATGGCGGACGCACCCTCGATGGCGGATGTGGCGTTAAGCGCAGCGGTGACGGGCGATTTGCTGGCCAAGATTGCACCATTGCTGGAGCGTATCAACCCGCAAAGCCGCAAACGGGCTTTGCATATTCGGGCGCGGGCAACGGAGGCCTTAAACGGCTTCTCAAAGGCACTTCAAGGACTGTTCAAGACTTCTTTTGTTGGTGAGGCCAGTGCCCTCAATCGGGCGGCGCGTGAGATGGGATTACGGCTGATTGCCGATCTTAATGAAACTATCGGCCGTCTGCCGCAAACCACCATTCTACGTCTTGAGCGTGACAGCGATGCCTGATTGATTGCTCATATGCTCTATGGCGATGATGTGAGCGCGGTTGAGGCGGGTTATCTGGATCTGATAGCGCGTAACCGGTTGCGCCATCCAGCCCACATTGAGGCAGGCAGCTTGGAGATATTGCCATGACGTCGAGAAACTTTATGCAAGGGCGGGCTATTCGGATAGAGATTGACGGGCAGACTTACGATCAATGGGAAGAGGCTACTGTTACAAGAGATTTGAAAGAATTTGCCGGAACCTTCTCGTTTAACTGCCGTGATAATCACCGCTCGCTTAAAACCTTTGACTGGGCAACAGAAATCCCGCCTGTATTCCAGCTTAGGCCAGGGGCGCAGGTCAAGATTTTTGTCCATGGTGAGCTGGTGCTGGTCGGGTTTATTGAGACGGTGTCGCCGGAGATTGATGCTGAAGAGGCCAGGGTCGCCATATCGGGCAAGGACAAGGCTGGTGATCTGATTGATTGTACAGCACTGCCGGACGGGCCGGTTGAGTTTAACAATGTCAAGCTGGAAGAGGCGGCAAAGCGCATTGCTGCACCTTATGGGCTGAAAGTGCGTAATGAGATTGATACTGGTGAGACGTTCGCGCGCTATGGTGTTGATCTGACCGAAACCGGATTGTCGGCGTTGGAGAAAGGGGCAAGGCAAAGACAGGCGCTGCTTCTGTCTGACGGCGTTGGTGGCTTGGTGATTACCCGAACCGGTGCAAATCGTGCCCCTGGTGATTTGACGCTGCCGGGCAATGTGCTCAGCTCTTCCGGAACGTTTACCCATGCCGGGCGGTTCTCAAAAACCACCGTGCGCGGGCAAGGTGAGAAAGCCAGCGGCAAAAGAGATGGCACGGCGGCAAGGTTGGTGGCTTCAGGTGATGCCGTAAAGCCGGAACAAAGACAGGCAGGGGATGGCACGGCAACGCAAATGGAGCGGGCGGGAACGGCGGCAACTGGTGAGCAGCAAGATGAAGAAGTCAATCGTTACCGGCCAAAGGTTCACCTTGCCCGCACCAAGGGCAAGGCTGAAGACTGTCAAAGAGAGGCCGATTGGCGATCACGTACCGCACGCGGCAAATCGGAAGAGATCAGCTATACGGTGTGGGGCTTTCGTGCCGGTGTCAATGAGATGTCTGAAGGGCAGCAAGAGGCGGTCGGCGCGCAGTCGCCGACAGGGAATGTAAAAAATGGTCGTCTTTGGAGAGTGAATGAAATGGTCTACGTCTCGGATGCCTATCAGCTCATCGAGCGTGACATGCTGATCTCAAAGGTTGAGTTCCGTGAAAGTAATGAGGGGCGGATAACGGAATTGACGATCACCTCACCGGAAGCCTTTGACGCCGAGCCGGTCAAGGACCGGCGTAAGAATAAAAAAGGCAAGCGCGGCCGAAAAGGCAAGAAAGGTAAGGGTGGCGCGCTTGATGGCACGGCAAATGCGTTATCGTGATAGATGAGGTTAATCATGGATGAAGAGACGGCAGGAAAAATAAGAGGTGCGATCCGGCGGGTGGTTATCCGCAATGTCAATGATCATGGCATGACACAGACGGCGTCAACTGAGGTGACGGACGGTATCTGGCGCGACAATGTCGAGATCATGCAGCCTTATGGCTTTAGCTCCTTTGTTCCAGAAGATGGCTCGCTTGGGTTTTTGATCGCGACCGGTGCCGATGAGAGCGATCCTGTTTTATTGCCCGTCGGTAATCCGTCAAATCGCATGGGCGGGCTGGCGGCAGGGGATGTGCTGATCCACACGCACGCGGGCGACAGGATCCATCTAAAAGCAAGCGGCGATCTGGAGATCATGCTTGGCGCGGCAGCCGTACTCACGATCCCGGGCGGGATGGTGATTGAAACGCCAAAAGTCCACATCACCGGCGATTTGGAAGTTGATGGTGAGGTGCGTGATCATACCGGCACGATGCAAAAGATGCGCGATCAGTACAATGCCCATGGTCATCCTGACGCTTCACCGCCGCCTGGACCGAAAATGGACTGATATGAAAAGGCGTGCAATGTCCCTGCAAATGCGGGGCTGAACAGGGCAATTTGCAGCCGATATGATGGTTGCCACGTTTTACGATTTAGCCCTGCAATTTGACCCCAAAACATTTAGCTGTGACCTTGTTCTGGGTGCAGATGGTGATTTGGCAGTTGATGAAACGCCGGTGACGCCGATGCTTTTATCTGTCGGGCTGGACGCGCGCGCCGCGACCGATGATGAACTGCCGCAGGGGCGTGAGCTGTATCTGGCCGAGCATGGTGTTGATGTGCGCCGTGGTTCGCCTTGTGACGTGCTTGACGGGACGGGGGCAAGGATTGGCTCAAAATGCTGGTTGTTGGATCGGGCCAAGGATTGGGAAGAAACAAGATTGCTTTATCAGATGTGGCTGGAGCAGGCGTTGGAATGGGTGGGGGATGAGACAGGACGGCCGGCGGAAATTACTCTCACATGGGTGCGGCCGCAAACATTACAATGGCGGGTCGTGGTTGATGAGGTGAGCCTTGTGTCAAATCATCATATTGGCTCGGGAGGACTTGACTGATGCCGTGGCCCGTTCCCTCTGCCAAAACCATCTTTGAGCGCGTAGCGGCCGAGCTTGAACAGGCTCTCTGCGAACTGCGTCCCGATATTGATCCGGTGGCCTTATCACGGGCGGTAAGATCAAACCACGGACTTATCTCAATCTTGACGCGTGCTGTTGCGTTTGAGGTGAGGGAAATCCACGACCATATTGCCTTCTGGTCAAGGCAATACTTCCCCGATACGGCCGAGGAAGAGTTCGTTGCCCGCCATGCCGGCATCTGGGGCATTGAGCGGCGCGGTGCTACTCATGCCGTCGGCGAGGTGATCATTGAGGGCGCGGCGCTGACATCTTTACCCGCCGGGCTGGAAATGAGTGGTGAAGGTGGGGTAATCTTCGAGACAATAGAGACGGCGCAGATTGGCGATGAGGGATCTGCCATGGTTGCTGCCCGTGCCAAACAGGCAGGGCTGGCCGGAAATATCGAAGCCGGTCACACGTTGAAAAGCATCATTCCGTTTCCAGAGATTGATAAAATCACAGTGGCGGATCACGGTTTTGCCGGTGGGGCAGAGGCAGATACATGGGAAGATTTGCGCGAGGCGGTGCTGGCGCGTATTCGCCAGCCACGGCATGGTGGTGCCGGTTTTGATTATCCTGAATGGTTACGGGCGAAGTTTCCCGTGCGGGCTGTTTCGGTGGTGGCAGACTGGATCGGGCGCGGTTCGGTCGGCATCATTGTTGCGATGAAAGATGGCAATGCCGGGCGGCCCCCAACAGAGGCGGAGCAATCGGCAATGCTGGATTGTTTAGGCCGTCCTGGCTCCGCTTCCGGCGTGCGGCAGGTAACGGCGCATGTCGTTATCGTTCCAGCCGAACCAGTGGAGATAGCGCTGACCATCAGGCTACGGCCGGATAGCATTGCCACCCGTGGTGCCATCATTGAGGCATGGCACGCCTTTATCTTGAGCTTAAGGGACGCGCATGATGATTTTAACGCCTCACCGATTGGTGCAACCATTGAGCTATCGCGCTTAAGTGAAGCCCTCTCGGCAGCGCAGGGCGAATATGCCCATGACCTCATCGCCCCGGCTTCCAATATTGTGCTAAATGCGACCGAATACGCCGTCGCCGGGCTGGTTACCTTTGCGGAGGCATCATGAGCCGCGCCGCTTCCACTATCCAACAGAGCATCCGCACCAAGTGGCCAAAAGGCTATGCCGCCCCGCGTGAGTGTGGGGTGATGGATGCGCTTTATGGTGGTTTTGGTGCAGCATTGGCGGATGGTGAAAGCCAAACAGAAAAGCTCTTTGTCGAGATCCATCCGCGCGAGGCGGAAGCACTTCTCACCGATTTTGAGCGCGTTCTCGGCCCTGATCCATGTGGCCGCGATAAACAGGAACAAAGCTTGACACAGCGGCAACGCCGCGCCCATCAACGCTGGATTGCCACCGGTGGCCAGTCAATCCCTTACTTTATCGAAATCGCCCGTAATCTGGGTTCAGAAATTGAGGTTGAGGAGTTTTGGCCGTCGGTGGCTAACAGTATGGTTTCTGGTGATGCTTTGATCCCCGAGGGCGAGCAATTCGTCTGGCTGGTCAAGTTGAAACTCATCAATCCAGACTGGTTCATCACGGGGCGCAATGAGGCTTGGGACTCGCTATTTACCTTTGAAAATAGCGATATTGAATGCGTGCTACGCCGCCTCAAGCCCGCCCATACCACCCTTATCTTTGCCTATCAAGAGGCGGTGAGCGCGTGAGCGCGAACAGGGAAACAAGAAAACATGGCGGTGAGCGCGTAAGCGCGAACAGGGAACGTAAAAACAAGAGGCGGTCGCGGCGTAGCCGTGACAGGGAAACAAGGAAACATGGCGGTGAATGGCGGCACGCCACGAACAGGGAATGTAAATAGGAGTAAAACTTTATGGATAGAACGCAAGCCCCGCATCATATTGATATTGGCTCCGGACGTAGAGGCTTCCGTGATCAAAATATCGCTAACGATCAGATCGGCACCCGTGTCGATGCGCCTTTCTTGAATAGCGTGCAAGAAG